AAAACAAAAATCTTGTCTTACTTGAGCAAATCTGATGGTTACAACACGTTGACCGTTAATCAAGCTCGTGCTCGTTTCAACGTTCAGAACGTTGCTGCTCGCATTAATGAATTGCGTGAAGAAGGTCATGCTATTTACTTGAACACCCGTATCAAGTCTGATGGCGAGAAAGTTTCTTTCTATCGTTTAGGCACACCAACTAAGCGCCAAGTTGCTGCTGGCTTGCAAGCACTTCGCACTGCAGGAATGTCAACATTCGCCTAAAAGAGTAGTCTCTTTGTAAGAGGAGTAGGATATATAAGTATATCCCTCCTCTTTTTTTTATGGAATAAATTATGGAAATACAAGTCAAAGTTGAAGATTTGAAAAAGAATAAACTCTTTGTGGCTACACCAATGTATGGTGGCATGGCACACGGGTTATACCTGAAGTCTTGTTTAGACCTTCAAGGTATTATGTCACGTTATGGTGTTGATGTTAAGTTTTCTTTCTTATTTAATGAATCACTTATTACACGTGCAAGAAACTACCTCGTAGATGAATTCTTGCGCTCAGATTGCACACACTTATTGTTTTTGGATTCCGATATTCATTACAACCCACAAGATGTTGTAGCATTATTGGCATTAGACAAAGATGTTATTGGTGGTCCTTACCCCAAGAAATCAATCAATTGGAATAACATTGCACATGCCGCACGTAACCATCCAGATTTGGAACCACGTGAATTGGAAACATTGGTTGGTGAATATGTCTTCAACGTTGTTAAAGGCACATCACAATTCTCAGTTACCGAACCACTTGAAGTACTAGAAATTGGTACCGGTTTTATGTTGGTTAAACGTGAAGTCTTTGATAAGATGGCTGTCGAGTATCCAAACATTCGTTACAAACCAGACCACGTTGGTCAGGCGCACTTTGATGGTTCACGTTACATTCATGCTTACTTTGATACTGTAATTGACACCAAAGACTCCATTACAGGCGGTGGTTCAGAACGTTATCTAAGTGAAGATTACATGTTCTGCCAGATGTGGCGTAAGATGGGTGGAGATATCTTCTTGTGCCCATGGATGAAGACACAACACATTGGTACATATGCCTTCTCAGGCAATATGCCAAAAGTAGCAGAGTTAACTGGTAGGTTATAATGGCTACTGGTCGTAAGTTTGATGGTGGCAAACTAGAATATGGTTTGTTGCCACCTCTTGCGCTAGAGGAGACGGTTAAAGTTCTCACCTTTGGTGCTCAAAAGTATGAACGTGATAATTGGCAGAAAGTACCTGAATCTAAACGCAGGTATTTTGATGCATTACAACGGCATCTTTGGGCATGGAAACAAGGTGAGCAACTTGACCCCGAATCTGGCATACATCACTTGGCTCATGCAATGTGTTGCCTCATGTTTTTATATGAGCATGACATTAAATATTCGCTTGACAAAGCTGACTAAACCATATATAATTAATTTTTTGGAGTATATTATGAAACTATCGAATGACACACTGAACGTACTGAAAAACTTCGGTGCAATTAACCAAGGTATTTACTTTCGCAAAGGTAATACATTGAAGACCATGTCTTCACACAAAAACATCCTAGCACAGGTCAACATCACTGAAGATGTTCCTGCTGACTTTGGTGTCTATGACCTTAACAATTTCTTATCTGTTGTATCATTGCACAAAGACGATACTACGTTTGAGTTTGATGACAAACATGTTGTGATTGTTGGCAACAAAGGTCGTTCTAAAATCAAGTATCGTTTCTGTGACCCTACTATGATTGTTACAGCACCAGAGAAAGAATTGCAGGTACCAAACCCTGAGATTACTTTCACTTTAACTGCTGAAGATTTGGATTGGGTACTACGTGCAGCTAACGTATTGTCGTCACCACAAATTGCCGTTGAATCTGATGGTACCAAAATCAATTTGATTACACTAGATACAACCAATGATGCAGCGCATACTGATTGCCTTGAACTTGGTGAAGGCAATGGTACGAAATACAAAATGATTTTCCGTACAGAAAACATTAGTAAGGTTATGCCTGGAGCTTATGATGTGAATATTTCTTCTAAAGGTATTTCACATTTACGCAACAAGAATAAAGACTTGCAATACTGGATCACAACTGAAGCTGGTTCTAAATTCTCTAAAGAGTAATTTGTTTTTTTATTATATTATGAAAGTTGTGAATCATGGATCATTTATTATGGACAGAGAAGTATCGTCCTAAAACTATTGAAGAATGTATTTTACCTGAACGGTTGAAAACACCGTTTCAGGAATACGTAAATCAAAAAAACATTCCCAACTTGTTATTGAGTGGCGGCGCAGGTGTCGGTAAGACAACTGTTGCCAAAGCCATGTGTAATGAGATTGGTTGTGACTATATCGTCATTAACGGTTCTGATGAATCTGGTATCGATGTGTTTCGTACCAAGATTAAGAACTATGCTTCTTCCATGTCTCTATCAGGTGGCCGCAAGGTTATCATTATCGATGAGGCAGACTATCTAAATCCGAATTCTACACAGCCTGCTCTTCGTAATGCGATTGAAGAGTTTGCAGGTAACTGTTCGTTCATTTTTACTTGTAACTTTAAGAACCGCATCATTGAACCATTGCACTCTCGTTGTGCCGTGATTGAGTTTGGTCTGAAGAATGGTGAGAAGGCCAAGATGGCTGGTTCATTCTTTAAGAGAATCCAGTCGGTTTTGCAAAGTGAAAAAGTTGACTATGATGACGCTGTTATTGCTGAATTAGTTAAGAAACACTTTCCAGATTTCCGCCGTATCATTAATGAGATGCAAAGGTATTCTCAGTTTGGTAAGATTGATTCTGGTATTCTTGTGCAGATGGGTGACGTTGAGATTTCAAACATCGTTAAGTATATCAAAGAGAAAGACTTTGGTTCAATTCGTAAATGGGTTGCAACCACTGAGATTGATGCTGCAACATTGTATCGTAAGTTGTATGATGGTTTATATGAAGTTCTGAAACCACAAAGTATTCCTCAAGCAGTCATTATCATTGCTGACTATCAGTACAAGCAGGCATTCGTTGCTGACCCTGAGATTAATACTGTGGCCTGTTTGACAGAATTAATGGTAAGTGTGGAGTTCAAATGAATGACCTCTTCAGACCAACATTAGACTGGATTGCAGATGACTACAAAAGTAATAGAGTTCGTTTTTGTCTTGAGGTCCTTGCTTGGGCTCTTAGTATTGGTTGTTCTATCACTATGGCAATCACCGTTCCAACACCACCTCTTTTGGTTTTATACCCCATTTGGATTACAGGTTGTGCTATATACGCTTGGTGTTCTTATAGTAGGCGTTCCTTTGGTATGCTTGCTAATTATATCTTGCTTACCACAATCGACACAATCGGATTAATAAGGATGGTAATATGAGTCCGTTTGATTATGTTAACCAAATCCTACAAGGAAAGAAACAGTTAATTGTTGATGATGTGACCGAATCGGAATACGTTCCGTTTCTGGTCAATCGTTCGTTATCTTACCATATTGACTGTGTATCATATGCAAATGAGATGAACCGCAGGTCATTCATTGACAAGAAACTGCAGAATGATTTTTTACTAAATACCATAAGGTCTAAGAAAAGACCGTTCGTAAAGTGGGCTAAGTCTGATAAAAGTGAAGATATACAATGCATTAAAACCGTCTATGGTTTTTCTGATACGAAAGCACTTGAAGCACTCCGCCTATTGACTGATGAACAAATCCAAAAATTAAAAGAAAAAACCGGCATCGGTGGATTGAGGAAATAATATGGTAGATTTAAAAAACTTTGTTGAGGTTAAGTTAAAGCAAGAGGATGATTTTTTAAAAGTACGTGAAACATTAACCAGAATCGGTGTTTCTTCACGTAAAGATAAGATTTTGTATCAGTCGTGCCACATACTCCACAAACAAGGTAAATATTATATTGTACACTTCAAAGAATTATTTCAGTTGGATGGTAAACCAACCGACATTACAGAGAATGATATTCAAAGAAGAAATGCAATTGCAAGACTATTGGAAGAATGGGGTTTGGTGAAAGTTTCTAATCCAGAATTAATGGGTGATAACATTGCACCACTACATCAAATCAAAATCATCTCTCACAAAGAGAAAGATGAATGGAATTTGGTACCAAAGTATAATATTGGTAAGAAGATTACACCGCAATAAGTAGATATGTTATGAAGCAAGTGAAAGAAAAAGTTGATAAGTTGAAAAACATTTATACTGGTGAGGTGGTGTACACCAGTAATTTGTTTGAAAAAAGACAAGACAGTACAATGACATTTATCCAGGTATACAAGCCAGAAAATCCACAAAGAAAATACTTTGTGAATGGCGAAGCTTTTGTAAAATTGGATAAATAAAAATACTCCCATCGGGATGGGAACGTAAAGACTCTACTACCTTAGGAGCGTCTAAAGCCGGTACAACGATAAGGTACCCCAGTAGTCGGTAAGCTGGATTAATGATATGCCTTCGGGGTATCTATTTTTAAACTTGCTTATTAAAGGAGAAAACTATGACAAGTATTTCAGCATTGTATCCATCATACGTTGGATTTGACCAATTGTTTACTGAGTTGGAGAAACTCGTTGGCAAAGGTCAAACAGTCCAAACATCTTTCCCTCCACACAACATCATCAAAGTAGAAGACAACAAGTATGTCGTTGAAATGGCTGTTGCTGGATTTTCAAAAGATGAAATTGACATTCAACTCGATGAGGGTAATCTAGTGATTCGTGGTGAGAAGAACACCAAAGATGACGCAAATTATGTTTATCGTGGTATTGCTGCTCGTTCTTTCACTAAGACTATTAGATTGACTGACACTATGGAAGTGCGTGGTGCCGAATTCAAAGACGGCATTTTGAAGATTGGTTTGGAGAATGTAATTCCTGACCATAAAAAACCAAGGAAGATTGAGATTGGTGAGCAACTTGCGTTCTCAAAACCAACTCTATTGACTGAGTAAAACTGTGGGGCGAAAGCCCCACTTACTATATTATGAAAAAGAAATTTATCGATGCACACATGAAGACTGCTGAAGTCTATGCTGAATTGTCTTCAGCAAAAAGACTGCACGTTGGTTGTGTTGTTGTAAAAGATAATACAATCATTGGCATCGGTTATAACGGCATGCCTTCTGGTTGGGACAATGAATGTGAGGTAAGAGATTATTTTTCACCATGGCCTTCTGAACATACAGATGAAGATGGTGCAACATACAATCTTAAAACCAAACCAGAGGTACTTCATGCAGAGACTAATGCACTCGCAAAGATTGCACGTAGTACCAACTCAAGTGATGGTGCAACATTGTTTGTAACTCATGCACCTTGTCTAGATTGTGCCAAACTAATATATCAGTCTGGTATTGATAGTGTGTATTACCGAAATAGTTATCGCAACGATGACGGTATTAATTTTCTAAAGAAGTGTAATGTAGCTGTTCAACAGCATATATAATTTAAAGGGGTTTATTATGTTAGTAGTGCCAGATGATATGGCGGGCAGACCAATTGGTTTCACCTGCTCAACTTTTGATTTACTTCATGCAGGACATATTCTTATGCTTGCTGAAGCCAAGTCTGTATGTGACCACTTGATTGTTGGTTTACAAAATGATCCGACTGCCGATAGACCTGGTAAGAACAAACCAGTTCAATCTATTGTAGAACGATTCGTACAACTTTCTGCGGTAAAATTTGTAGATGAGATTGTTGTCTATAGTACCGAAAAAGACCTTGAAGACTTATTGATGTTTCTTCCAATTTCTGTTAGAATCATTGGTGAAGAATATAAAGATAAACAATATACAGGTAAACAAATCTGTATTGACCGCAATATCAATATGTACTTTAACTCCCGCAATCACCGTTTCAGTTCAACTGAATTGAGACAACGTGCATACCAATCCGAATTGAGTCGCCAGAATGTATAATGATGTTTGTAAATTCATAGATGCTTGTGACCAAGAATCATCAGCAAAAAATGTTAAGTTATACAAAACCTTAATTGATGAAGAAGTTGGTGAGTTTCGTTCAGCTTACTACGCATGTGATGAGGTAGAACAACTTGACGCATGTATGGATATGATTTGGGTTATATTAGGGTTTTGTAAGATGAAAGGGTATGATGTTGATGCCGCATGGGCAGAAGTTGCCCGTTCTAACTTGGCAAAGATTGACCCAGCAACAGGCAAAGTAATTAAAAGACCAGACGGCAAAGTTTTAAAACCAGAAGGATGGACGCCTCCTGCGCTTGACAAGTTCGTTTAAATAGATTATAATTGATTATTAACTTTCGGAGATATTATGGAAACATACAGAATCGCAAAACAATTCGCTGAGGCTAATCGCCTTCCCCGTGCCTATAAGTACGATTTCTTTTTGCGAGAATTCGATGATATGGTAGAGGTCGTAGGTCTTATTGAAGACCCAACACTCAACATGACCGAGTTTAATGGTCGTGAAATGCTTTACCCAAAACGTTGGGTAACTTTGGCCGTAGTGCCAGCTTCAACAAGGATTTGAAATGGCAGTAAAGTTAATTTCCTTCAAAACAATCAGACAATCATTGCCAGTGTTGTCTATGAGAATGATGAAAGAATTACAGTGAAAGAAACTGTACAAGTAATTGTTCAACCATCCAAAGATGGTCCAATGATGGGATTTTCTCCTTTCTTGGAGTATGCACAAGAGTTTAAAACAGGCATCACATTTGACATGTCCGATATTCTTTGCGTTACAACTCCAATGGTAGAATTGGAAAATGAGTATAATAAGTTATTTGGTTCTGGCATTCAAATTGCCTCAAGTATTCCAAAATTCTGATATAATGTATGAATGAATAAAAAATATTACACAAATGTTGCCTCTATTGGCAACAACATTTTCTACAGAGGTGTAAACAACGGCCGGCGTGTTAAGATGAAAATTGCTTACACGCCGACTTTGTTTTTGAAGTCTAATAAACCAACTAAGTTTAAAAACTTAAATGGTGAAGCACTTGAACCTATGAAGTTCGAATCTATCCGTGAAGCACGTGATTTTGTTAAGATGTACAATGAAGTACAAAACTTTGAAATATATGGCCAAACCAGATTCGAATATGCATTTATTGCTGATGAACATCCAAAGATGGTCGATTGGGACTTTGAAGATGTTGCAATTGATGTTATTGATATTGAGGTTGGTTCTGAAAATGGATTCCCTGATCCATACCAAGCCAACGAACCAATCACTGCCATTTGTATTACACGTGTCGGTGGTAAAACAATCGTAATAGGTTGTGGTGACTACATTAATAATGATGATAACGTTACATACATTAAATGCCGTGATGAGTATGACCTTTGCAAAACATTTATCAACCACTGGTCAAATAATTGTCCAGATGTTATAAGTGGTTGGAATATTAAGTTCTTTGATATTCCATATTTGGTCAATCGTCTATCACGTATCCTTGGTGAAGATGACACAAAGAAGTTGTCACCATGGAATATGATTTCTGAACGCAAGGTCATGGCCATGGGTCGTGAAAACATTGCATATGAATTGTTGGGTGTTGCGACACTTGACTATATTGAATTGTACAGATGGTATGCGCCAGGTGGTAAATCACAAGAGTCATATCGTTTGGATAATATTGCGAACGTTGAGATTGGTGAGAGTAAGATTTCATATGATGAGTATGACAACTTGCACCAGTTGTATCGTTTGAATTACCAAAAGTTCATTGAGTATAATATTAAAGACGTAGCATTGATTCTAAAACTAGACGACAAGTTGAAGTTGTTAGAATTGGCACTTACTCTTGCCTATGATACGAAGTGTAACTATGATGATGTATTTGCACAAACTAGAATGTGGGATGCAATGACATATGGTTACTTGTTGAACCGTAATATCATCGTGC